ATCCTTTTTTTCTACGCGCCGAACGGCAAAGCAGACGGCATTAAAATCCTGCCGCTTAGCGAGGTGGCAACGAAGGATGATTTTTTCAATATCAAAAAGGTCAGTGCCGCCGACCTGCTTGACGCCCATCGCATCCCATTCCAGCTAATGGGCGGCAAGCCTGAAAATATTGCCAGTGTGGGCGACGTCGAGAAGGTGGCAAAGGTATTCGTCCGCAATGAGCTTATGCCATTACAGGACAGGATCCGGGAGGTAAACGGCTGGCTCGGAGAGGAGGTTATCCGCTTCAAAAAATACAGCCTCGAAACAGACGAATAGCTCACCCATAGCCGCCCGCGAGGCGGCTTTTTAAGGATTTGCCTTCTTAAGCCATTTCCGCTTGATTCAGAATAATTATTTTTCTTGATGCCGAGCTTCTCTTCTTCTTTTAGCCTCAGCTAATCGTGCTGGCTCAGTATAAAGGCGAATAAGAAGTTCACGTGTGAAGTCCTCTAAATCTAAAGCTGATGCTTTATCTAAAATACCTTCATGCGCA